TTACCTGCTTGGATGATTGGAAATAATCCTAAATTAAAAATAATTCAAGCAACCCACACAGCAGAACTTGCTGTACGATTTGGACGTAAAACTAAAAACCTAATTGACTCTGCTGAGTACAGAGAAATATTTAATACAAGATTACAAGAAGATTCAAAAGCAGCGGGGCGCTGGGAAACGGATCAAGGTGGCGAGTACTTTGCTGTCGGGGTCCAAGGTGCGGTAACCGGTAGGGGTGCTGACTTACTCATCATCGATGATCCACACTCAGAGCAAGATGCTTATTCACAAACGGCATTTGATAAAGCATACGAGTGGTATACTTCAGGACCCCGTCAACGTTTACAACCTGGTGGACGTATAGTTTTAGTTATGACGAGATGGTCAACAAAAGATTTAACAGCACAACTAATCAAGGCCCAAGCAGCAGAAGATAAAGCGGATAAATGGGAGATCGTAGAATTTCCTGCAATTCTTCCAAGTGGAAAACCTGTATGGCCAGAATATTGGAAGCTATCGGATTTACTTGCAGTTAAAGCATCAGCAGGTATTTCAAAATGGAATGCTCAATATATGCAAGATCCAACTGCAGAAGAAGGATCATTAATTAAAAGGGAATGGTGGAGAGATTGGACTGAAGAATATATTCCACCTTTAGAACATGTCATTCAATCTTATGATACGGCATTCATGAAAAAAGAAACTGCCGATTTTTCTGCAATCACTACATGGGGTGTATTTAGAATAAATGAGGACTCACCACAAAATTTAATTTTATTAGATGCAAGGAAAGAACGATTAGAGTTTCCTGATCTAAGGCGCCTGGCCCACGAACAATATACTTATTGGAATCCAGATACAGTATTGGTTGAAGCTAAAGCTTCAGGACTTCCGTTAACTTATGAGCTTAGACGAATGGGAATACCCGTTGTAAATTTTTCACCGTCTAAAGGTAATGATAAACATACTAGAGTAAATTCGGTTGCACCTCTATTTGAATCAGGAATGATCTGGGCTCCAAAGTCTAAACAATTTGCACAAGAGGTTATTGAAGAGTGTGCTGCCTTTCCTTTCGGAGATCATGATGACCTTGTAGATTCAATGACCCAAGCTGTTATGAGATTCCGTCAAGGTGGCTTGATTTCACATCCAGAAGACTATATAGATGAGCCAATATCTTTAGACGATAATAAGATTTACTATTAATGAAAAAACTAACAACAACTATACCACCTTTAAAAGGGCCGAATCCGCAGGGGTTGAATGTTCCCACTAAAAAGGTTATTGTAGTAAACTCAAGGAATTTAAATGGCAACAATAGACAAAGCACTTCCAAACGAAGTTAGACACTCAATTGAAATTGGTGGCAATCCTAAAGAACAGGAACTTAGCACACCAACGCCTGATATTGGTAGTACTGAAATAACACCAACAGAAGATGGTGGAGTTGAAATTAACTTTGAACCTGGAGCTGTTAATCAAACAGGTTCAGAAAATCATTTTGATAATTTAGCAGAACTTTTACCAGATGATATCTTAGATCCTCTTGGAGCAGAACTTTACGAAAATTATTCACAATACAAATCATCAAGACAAGATTGGGAAAAAGCATACACAGACGGATTAGATCTTTTAGGATTTAAATACGAAAGAAGAACTCAACCATTCAGAGGAGCTTCGGGTGTAACACATCCAGTTCTTGCAGAAGCAGTAACTCAATTTCAAGCTTTAGCTTATAAAGAATTATTACCAGCTGAAGGACCCGTTAGAACTCAAGTGATTGGAATTAATACAAGAGAAAAAGAAGATCAAGCTAATCGTGTTAAAGACTTTATGAATTTTCAAGTTATGGACATCATGAAAGAATATGAACCAGAGTTTGATCAAATGTTATTTTACTTACCTTTATCAGGATCTACATTTAAAAAAGTTTACTATGATTCTTTAATGCAAAGAGCAGTATCTAAATTTATTCAAGCAGAAGATTTAGTAGTTCCATACAATGCAACTTCTTTAGATGATGCAGAAGCTATTATGCATGTTCTTAAGATATCTGAAAATGATTTACGTAAACAACAAGTTGCAGGATTTTATAAAGACGTAGATCTTGGTGAGCCTGGTGATGTTATAGAAAATCCATTAGAGAGAAAAGAAAAACAATTAGAAGGAATTCGTAAAGGGAAACAAGAAGATGTATTTACTTTAATTGAATGTCATGTAAACATAGACCTTGAGGGTTTTGAAGATCGAAGTCCCGACGGGGAAATAACTGGAATTAAACTTCCTTACATTGTAACGATAGAAGAAAACTCTCGTGATATATTATCAATAAGAAGAAACTTTAATGCTAATGATGTATTAAAGCAAAAGATACAATATTTTGTTCATTTCAAATTTTTACCAGGACTTGGGTTCTATGGTTTTGGTTTAATTCATATGATTGGTGGTTTGTCTAGAACTGCAACTTCAGCTTTAAGACAATTATTAGATGCAGGAACTTTATCTAATTTACCAGCAGGATTCAAACAAAGAGGAATCAGAGTTAGAGATGATGCACAACCAATTCAACCAGGTGAGTTTAGAGATGTAGATGCTCCTGGAGGAAATCTAAGAGATGCATTTTTACCACTACCATTCAAAGAACCTTCAGCAACATTATTACAATTAATGGGTATTGTTGTTCAAGCAGGACAAAGATTTGCATCTATTGCTGATTTAAATGTTGGTGATGGTAATCAACAAGCTGCAGTTGGAACTACAGTTGCTTTACTTGAAAGAGGAAGCAGAACAATGTCAGCTATTCATAAAAGATTATATGCATCTTTAAAACAAGAGTTTAAATTATTATCAAGAGTATTTAGTTTATACTTACCACCAGAATATCCTTATGACGTTGTAGGTGGACAAAGAATTATTAAACAAGCAGACTTTGATGATAAGGTAGATGTTATACCTGTTGCAGATCCAAATATATTTTCACAAACTCAAAGAATTAGTTTAGCACAAACTCAATTACAATTAGCACAATCTAATCCTCAGATTCATAACTTATATGAAACATACAGAAAAATGTATGAAGCATTAGGTGTAAGAGATATTGATAAGATTTTAAATGTTCCTCAAAAACCAATGCCAAAAGATCCAGCACAAGAACATATTGATGCATTAGGTGCTCAACCATTCCAAGCCTTCAGAGGACAGGACCATAGAGCTCACATGACTGCTCATTTAAATTTTATGGAAACAAACTTTGCAAGAAACAATCCTATGATTGTTGGTTCATTACAAAAAAATATTTTAGAACATATTTCTTTAATGGCTTTGGAACAAGTTGAATTAGAATTCCGTGAACAGATACAACAAATACAACAGTTAGCACAAAATCCTCAAATGGCACAAAATCCTCAAACACAAATGCAGGTTCAACAATTTCAATTAAAAGTTGAAGCTAGAAAATCAATTCTTATAGCTGAGATGATGGATGAATTTATGAAGGAAGAAAAGAAGATTACTTCTCAATTTGATAATGATCCTTTAGCTAAATTAAAATCTAGAGAACTAGATATATTGGCTCAGAATAATGCTAAGAGAAATCAAGAAGCACAAGATAGATTAAACTTAGATAAAATGAGAGCTTTAATGAATCAATCAAATACTGATGAAAAACTTCAACAAAATGAGGACTTAGCTAAGCTAAGAGCAGCTACTTCTATAGCAAAACAACAATTTGCAAATAACGCTAAAAAGGATTATAACAATTAATTAATATGGAAAAGAAACCAGGAAAAGTTAAGACTGTAATGCATGAGTTTAAATCTGGCAAGTTGCACAGTGGTAAATCAGGTAAGATAGTTACTAATCCTAAACAAGCGATCGCAATCGCATTATCGGAGGCAAACATGTCTAAAAAAGGATACGCAAAAGGTGGAATGGTAAAAGGATCTAACGATTCTTCTTCTGCTTACGGAACACAAGTTGGAGATCATAGTAAATTTTTAAATTCTGACGGTTATAAAACTGGTGGTATCGAGATTGAAGCTACAGATAAATCTGAAACACAAAGTGTACAAGTAAAAGGTCAGAGCAGAATGTTACCAGAGAAAAAATCTAAAGCTGAATGGTACTAGTATGTTACCAATGCTTGGAGCTATTGCACCATTAGCTAAAATTCTTTTTAGTACAATTGAAAAATCAGTTCCAGACAAAGATCTTCAAGAAAAATTAAAAGCACAACTTAATCAACAATTATTACAATCTAGCACAGAAGAATTAAAAGCGGCAGCATCTATAGTTGAAGCAGAGGCCAAAGCAGGCTGGTTTTCAGCAAGTTGGAGGCCCCTTTTAATGTACGTATTGATCTTTATTTTAGTCTGGAATTATATTCTTGGACCTGTTATAAGATTAATGCTAGGAACGGTTATTACATTTGAATTACCAGGCGATGTTTGGACATTGTTACAAATTGGACTTGGGGGATATGTAGTAGGACGATCTGGTGAATCTATCGCACGCACGATGGCTAATAAAAATAACAAGGAGTAAACATGAGAGATGATTTTAAACAAAGACCAAGACCAGCATTTAGAGGTGGTGGAATTGCTCTTAGAGGATTAGGTGCAGCACTTAGAGGCGGCGGAATAGCTCAAAGAGGAATGGGAGCTGCTCTAGCTAAAGGTGGAAAATTATTTGGTGGAAAAGAAACTTATAAGGAAGAATTAGCAGAAGCTAAATCAGTTAAGTCTGGAAAAACTTCTCCTAAAGCTTTTGTTAAAGGTGAAAAATCAGAAAAGCATAAG